TTTCTTAATCGTTGGTCTATGAGTTCTGTGATGAAGATTATCTTTCTATCAGTTTGTTCTGTCATATGAATATTTATTCATTATATCATAGGGTGTATTGTTTGTCAAGGAGTGGTTTCGCCCAGTGTTTACAGGGTGTTTATGAGCAGCGAAAAAAAGTTCGAAGAATGTCTTGACAAGGTTTCAAAATATGTTATAGTATTAGCATACTTATTTAATGTAGTGAATCTAAAGTTCATGAACAAGTAAGTAAATTTTTGATTAGTGATATTTTAAAATATCATGAGGAAAAAACATTATGAATAAAAGAATTAAATGTGATGTGAATGCGTCATTAAGATACTGTCCACCGAGTAGTATGACAGAGTATGATAATGGAATCATACATAAGGCTCGAAAAATTTTACCACTCAATAAAATCTTATTTGATGTCAACAATCAACCAAGACAAACTGATAAAGGTAACCAAGCGCAAGACCTTATGGAGTCATTTCAAGAACATGGTTGGCTTCCACAATGTCCACCAATGATAGTAAGGGAGATACCAGAACATCCCGAATATGACTATGAAGGTATCGGCGGGCATACAAGACATGATTTATTAACGATAATGGGTGAGAAACACTTTATTTGTGATATAGTTGATGGTTCGCCTTTGGCTATAGAGGCTTTGAGGGCGAGGAGTAATCCTACCGCATTACCAAGTACACCTATGACTGATGGTGATTTTATTAGTCATACTAAAAATGTTATTGACAAGGAACTCTTAGACCCAACAAACCGAAAAGAAATGTCGGTCTGGGTAAGTAAGATGACACCAACTGTGGGTAAGAGAAAACAAGATATTCTTGTGAGTAAAATAATGAATAACAGTCAAATAAATCCTAATGTAAAGGTTAAAACTTATACAACAAATGAGGCGAATGAATATTTAGAAAATGAACTTAGTCGTAATTCAAAAGGTGATAACAAAAAAAATCTAACACCATTTTATTTAGATTATGTTAAACCATCAAATAGTTCGGGTAAAAATATTTTTTGGGATGGATTTACCAAATATTTTAAATATGATTGTAATTATCCTGTTAATGTCTTTGGGTATATTAACAATCCTACACACGCAGGATTAAACAGTCAAAGAGTTGATTATCTCAAGAATTTTGAAAATACTCAACAGACATTTTTCAAGATGGTGAGTTATATGACAGGTATAGATATAAAGAAAATTAACTCAGAGAGATATCCAATAAGATTTGTTGGATTTCTTCCACAACGACTTAAAGATGGTAAATTGACTGAAGGTAAACTTGTTGATGTCAATGGAAAAACAATTTCAACTTCTTAAATAATACAAAAGAGGGGAAGTAAATTCCCCTCTTGACAAACGTGCTAAATATGTTATAGTAATAAACAATATGAAATATAAACCTTATAATTTAAAAGATGTAAATGAATCATCTAATCGTAAACTGTTTAATGTAATATCTACATTCGCAGGCGGTGGTGGTTCATCAACTGGATATAGACTATCGGGTGGTGAGATACTTTGTGTGAATGAGTTCGTGGAAGAAGCGCGAAATACTTATTCAGATAATTATCCAGATACACCGATACTACCAGATGATATTAAGAAACTGACTGGTGATTCTTTTTTGAATCTTGTTGGATTGAAACAGGGTGAACTTGATATACTTGATGGTTCACCACCTTGTTCTGCGTTTAGTGTCGCAGGTAAACTTTCTCATGGTGCGGGTGGTAAACACTCCGATGGCTGGGGTCAGACTAAAAAGTATTCTGATGATAAGATGGTTGAAAACATTGAAGATTTATTCTTTGAGTTTTTAAGAATCGCAGAAGAAATAAAACCGAAAGTTATTATTGGTGAGAATGTAAAAGGACTTACAGTTGGAGAAGCGAAACAATACTTCAATAAGATACAAAATACTTTTGAAGAGATTGGTTATGAAGTTATCGCGAAAGTTTTAGACTCAAGATACTTTGGTGTATCACAAACAAGAAGTAGAGTTTTCTTTGTTGGTATAAGGGAAGATGTATGTGAGGATGTTGGTCTTAACTTCATGACTCTATCAAGTGTCTTTCCAACAGAAAGTGAGGATGTGATTCCACTTCGAGAATGTGTGAAGGGATTAACCTATGACCAAGATGAGATTGATTATCTTACAGGGAAGTTTGTAAACGCCGCAGTCTGGAAGGATACAGGAATACATATGCCCAAGAATCCACCAAAGGTATTATCTGGTATGGATTATCATCCTAAAGGACATCACTTTAATTTAAAAAGATGTTCTCTTGAAGTACCTGCGCCTACTCTCACAGCGATGGGTTCTCGTGAAAACTCTGGTGGCGCATTTCATTGGAATGAACCAAGAAAACTAACTCTCGGTGAATTAAAAAGAATACAATCACTTCCAGATGATTTTAAACTGACTGGTAAGTGGGGACAGAAGGCGGAGAGAATTGGAAGAATGGTGCCTCCACTGATGATGAAGGCAATCGCAGACTCAGTATATGAAAAGATTTTAAAACCATACAAGGAGAAACAATAATGGATTATGATTTTACATTCGCACACAGACAAGAAGGATTTGATGAACATATCAATAAATCTATTCGTGGATATTCAGAATTATTAAATGATGTTATCGCATACAGTCAATACTTTGTTGATAGTGGAACAAATGTTGTTGATATTGGATGTTCAACTGGTAAGTTAACCGAAAGAATGATTGAAAAAAACTTTGGAGTTATCTGTGATGTAAATTGGATAGGTGTAGAACTCGCGACTGGATTTGTAAAACCACTTCGACAAAGAGAAGAAAATCTTCGTAAACAATTTGCGAATGAAAGAATATCTTTTATCTTTGATGATATTTGTAATTATGAATTTAATAATTGTTCTCTAGTCACCTCTATTTTTACACTTCAGTTCATGTCACCTCGAAAAAGAAAGATGGTTCTTCAAAAATTATATGATGGACTCAATGAAGGTGGTTCGTTTATCATGAGTGAAAAGACTATTTGTGAGAACGCAAACTTTCAAGAGATGTTGACATTTAATTATTATGATTATAAAAGAGATTCTTTCTCTACTGATGATATTATGGATAAAGAGAGAGAACTAAGACATATGTTAAAACCAAATACTTATGAAGAGATTATTGATATGTTAAATGATGTTGGTTTCTCAAAAACACAATGTTTTTGGAGAAATCATATGTTTGTCGGTATTATCGCTTTAAAATAATATATTAACTATCCATTCCTTATAAATAATTAGAAAAAAGGATTTGCGATGGCGACACTATCAAATATATTTATTGACCAAGACGCAACTTTTACTACTACAGTTACAGTTAACGATAGTACAGGAAGTGCGTTGAATCTTACTGGATACACAGCAGTTGCACAAATTCGTAAAACTTATTTGTCATCAAGCGCAACTTCAATGACTGTCGCATTCGCGACTGATAGAAGTACTGGACAAATAACATTAAGTTTAACGGCTACACAAACAGGAGCATTAAAAGCGGGTAGATATGTTTATGACCTCGCGATTACAACTTCTGATAGTGCAACAACAACAAGAGTCATTGAGGGAGTCGCAACAGTAAATCCAAGTGTTTCAAGATAGGAGTATTAGATGTCAACTATAACCGCAAATTTAACATCATCAAGAAGTGTTACTGGAAGTTTCGCACAGTCGAGTCAACCACAAGTTGTAAGAGTAACTGTCCCTGGCCCACAAGGCCCAACAGGAAGTTCAGCAAGTACATTACAAACATTATCTGATGTTGATGTATCAACATTAAACGATGGCGCAATATTACAATACAAAAGTTCAACAAATAAATTTGTCGCAAGAACAACTATTGATACAACCGCAGGTGATATAGTTTTAAGTGGTGGTAGTTTCTAAGGAGTTTAAACAATGGCAGTAACATTACAAATAAAAAGAAGTACTGGAACAACCGCTCCATCCTCACTCGCAGATGGTGAATTAGGATATACGCATGGTACAGGTACACAGGCGAATAACGGCGATAGACTTTTCATAGGAGATGGTAGTTCGGTTAATGTAATCGGTGGACAATATTTCTCCGATATGTTAGACCATGTCGCAGGTACACTTACCGCAAGTTCTGCAGTTGTTGTAGATTCAAACAAAGCGGTCGATGAACTTCTTATTGGTAATAATGGTAGTACTGGTGGTACTTTAAAATTAAATGAAGGTACAACAAATGGTACTCACTTCATTGGTTTAAAAGCGGGTAACTCACTCGCCGCAAGTGTAACATTTACTTTACCAACCGCAGATGGTACTTCTGGACAGGTTATAAAAACAAACGCAAGTGGTACATTATCATTCGCAGATGAAACACCCGCATTAGATAATATCGCCGCAGGTGACGCAGCAGCAACCTTAACAACAACCGCTGGTAATATTACGATAGACGCACAAGGTAATGATACTGATATTATTTTTAAAGGAACAGATGGTAGTTCAGATACAACATTCTTAACTATCGATGGTTCTGACGCAGGTACATTAATCGCGAACCATGATTTAGAATTAGGAACAGATGGTTCAATAGTTAAATTTGGCGCAGATAACGAAATCACACTTACTCATGTCGCAGACACAGGTTTACTTTTAGCAGATTCTGGTGGTTCACCAACATTACAATTACATGACGCAAATGAGTCGGTATCTTCAGATGGAAGTAATTTAATACTAACATCTGGCGGAACTGCATTCACAGTACCATCCTCTGATGGTACTAGTGGACAATTTTTAAAAACAAATGGAAGTGGAGCATTATCTTTTGATACAGTATCAAGTGCAGCAGATGATATAACTGCTGGTGATGCCGCTGTAACTATTACGACAACATCTGGAAATATCACAGTAGATGCTCAAGGTAATGATACAGATATTATATTCAAAGGAACAGATGGTTCATCTGATACAACATTTTTAACAATAGATGGTTCAGATGCTGGTACATTAATTGCTAATCATGATTTAGAATTAGGAACAGATGGTTCAATAATTAAGTTTGGTGCTGATAATGAAATCACACTTACTCATGTTGCTGATACAGGATTATTATTAGAAGATAGTGGTGGAACACCAACATTACAATTACATGATTCAAATGAAAGTATTGCCTCAGATGGTAGTAAGGTAATTATTACTTCTGGTGGAACTGCATTTAGTCTTCCAACCTCAGATGGTTCAAATGGACAAGTATTACAAACAAATGGTAGTGCTGTATTATCTTTTGGTTCAGCTTCAGCATCAGGTGCTTTTAATGCATTTGAATATACTGCAACACAAGGACAAACATCATTTAGTGGAAGTGATGATAATAGTAATTCATTAGCATATACTGCTGGAGTAAATTCCGTGCAAGTATATGTAAATGGTATTTTATTAGATAGTTCTGATTATACTGCAACCAATGGAACTGCTGTTGTATTATCTGCGGCCGCATCTGCA